TTTTATAACAAGAAAACTAGGAGGATTAATAATCACTATTCCTATAACAACAACAATCCCAGAAGGACCTTATATGGTTCAACCATCAGGAAGTGCTGGTTTAGTATGGGTAGCCAAATAATTATAATAAAACAAAAATATGCCAGAAGAAAATGAAATATTAGCCGGTTCATCATTTGATGTTGAAACAGGTGTTCAAACAGTTTATGGTAGTGTATTCTCATATGGAGATTTAGCTACATCAGGATCAGTAGTTATAACTCCCACAGGATCATTACCTTCCCCAGGTGATTCTTTAAACGGTCAAGTTATTAATCTACAATTATCTACAACAGGATCATTATATTTCTTTAATGGAATAACCTGGAAACAAGTAATGCTAGCCCCTTAATATTATGAAAACAAAAATTAGTTATGTAACAGAATTACCAGTTACAGTTGGAGGACCTTTAATTTATTTCTTCCCAGAATCTAAGGAAGAATTAACTCAAACTTACACAGTATCATTTTATGATAATGAAAAATTAATTAGTAAAACAGAAATTTTACCTGATAAACCTTTAACAGGAAATAGACAATGGTTTACTGAATGGAAAATACTTATAAATGATCAAAACGGAAATATAATTGATTATAGTGAATTTAACGCTAAAGATAAGGTTGTATTTATAAAGTGTGATTCTTGGGGAATAGGTGATACATTAGCTTGGATACCATATTTTGAAGAATTTAGAAAAAAACATGAATGTAAGTTAATAGTTTCTACTTTTTATAATGAGTTATTTATTAATGCTTATCAAGAAATAATGTTTGTAAAACCAAATATTAAAATTTGGAATGTTTACTCTCAATATTATGTTGGTACTCAATCTGATATTAATACAATATATGCTCCTTCAAATCATTTAAATAAACCATTACAAAAAGTAGCTACTGATATTTTAGGCTTAGAATATAAAGTAATTAGACCTAATATTGGTATGCCCGATTCTCCAAAACAAAAGAAAATTACATTAAGTGAATTTACTTCAGGTAAAGATAAAGATTGGGGTACAACAGAAGAATGGCAACAAATTGTAGATTTATTTGTTGAAAAAGGATATGAAGTAGTTGTTATATCAAAGGAACCAACTCAATTAAAAAATATAACAGATAAAACAGGTGATATATCTTTAGATCAAAGAGCCATAGAAATAGCCACTTCAGAATATCATATTGGATCTTCAACAGGATTATCATGGTTAGCATGGGCTTGTGACACAGAAGTATTTTTAATTTCTGACTTTACCCCTCCATATCATGAATTTCCATGTTATAGAATATTTAACATAGAAAATCCAGCTGAACAAGTTTTAAGTTCTAAATCAGAACATCCAACTTCTATAAATTATGTTATAGAAGAGATTAAAAAAGTGTTAAAATAATTATTCTTTTATATATTTATATACAAATACATTTGTTATGTCAGAAAATAAATTTAAGTTTCCAACAGAAGTTGTAGAACTTCCATCAAAAGGTTTACCTTATCCAGAATCATCTCCATTATCTAGTGGTAAAGTTGAAATGAAGTACATGTCTGCTCGTGAAGAAGACATTTTAACTAATATGAACTTTATCAGACAAGGTGTTGTAATTGATAAATTGTTACAGTCTATGATTGTATCAGAAATTGATTATAATGAATTATTAATTGGAGATAAAAATGCTTTATTAATTGCTTCACGTATTTTAGGTTATGGTAAAGATTATGACTTTGAAATAATGGATGATTACGGACAAAAAATTAGAACATCAGTTGATTTAACTAGTTTTGATTCTAAACCAGTTGATGAATCATTATTTTCAAAAGGTAAAAATGAATTCGCTTTAAATTTACCTATATCTAAAGTAACTATTACTTTTAAGTTATTAACTCATGCTGATGAGAAAAAAATTGACCAAGAAATTAAAGGTTTAACTAAAGTTAATCCTAATGGTTCATATGATATAACAACACGTTTAAAACACACTATAACATCTGTTAATGGTAGTAAAGAACAAGATGACATCAGAACGTTTGTAGATAATATGATGGTTAAAGACGCGCGTTTCTTACGTGAATATATAGCTAAAATCACTCCTGATCTAGATTTAAATTTTAGTTATATAGATTCAAAAGGTGGTGTTGTGGAGGGCATCACATTACCTATGGGTACTAGCTTTTTTTGGCCTGACTCCGGAGTATAAAGCTGTTTATATGACTGAAGTCCATGATTTAGTTTATCATGGAGGTGGTGGTTTTTTATGGAGTGAAGTATATGATATGCCTATCACAACTAGAAGATTTCATATAAGAAAAATAAATGAATTCAATGAAAAACAACAAGAAGAATATGATAAAGCAAATGGTAAAAACCAAAAACTAACCCTACCAACAAAAAATCCAGTATTTCAACCCGATATAACAACAAGGGCGTCTAAAAAATAGACGCCTTTAATATTTATACATAAATGGCTACAGGTAATCCACCAAATAATCCACCAACCCAAAACCAAATTAATCAGGCTAATACTGACTATCAAACTCAGGTAAATTTAATACAGTCTGTTTATGATCAAGCTCAAAAAGTTCAAGAATCTTTAAAAGAACAATTAGCTACTATAAAAGAAATTAACAAAGAAGGTGGTAACCAATTTATATTAGCTGATAAATTAAGAGAAGCTGAAGAAGATTTACTAAAAACAAAACAAAAAGTAACCAATCTAACAAATGATCTATCAGCCACAGCTAGAGGTGCTGCTTTAGAAGATAAAATTATTCAAGGTTTTAAAGCCAAAGAAAAACTATCAGCTCGATTAACAGAATTAAGACAAAAAGAAGTAGCTTTAACTGAAGCTAATAGAAGAATTAACCAAGGTGATACTAGTGCTATAGCTGATCAAACTAGATTAATATCTGAAATAGCAGCTAAAAAACAAACTATAACTGATGAAGAGAAAAAAGTATCTGATCTAACAGATATAATAACAAGAGATCAAGAAGTTATAGCTAGAGCTTATGGTAAACAGGAAGCAGCTTTAGCTGCTCAATTAATAGCTGCTTTACAACAAAAAGAAGTTGATAAAAACTTAGTTCAAAACTTAAAATCTAAATTAAAATTTGCTCAAGCTAATAATGATGTAAATAAAGACTATCTTGAATATCTTAAAGAACAATTAAAAGTAACTGACAAACAAAAAGAAAAATTAAAAGAAATTGGTGGAACTTTAAAAGTTAATGAGTTTATAACAGCTGCTTCATTAGCTGGTATAATTAAAGCTTTATTTGATTTAGACCAAATCACAACTGATTTTGGTAGAAATTTAGGTATATCTAGAGAACAAGCTACTAAAGTCACAGATGTTTTCCAAGCTTTACAATTTAATGCTTCAAATTTAAATTCAAATTTAAATGCTTCTTTAGCTACTATAAAAAACTCAATTGAAGCTAATAACCAGTTAAATGAATCATTAGGTACAGGAACTGTATTCACAGATAAACAAGTATTTGATCAAATATTTTTAACAAAACAATTAGGTTTACAAAATGCTGAAGCAGCTAATTTATTAAAATTAGGTTTATTAAATGAAAAATCAACTGATCAAGTCACAACTGATATAGCAGATCAAGTTGTTCAATTAAGACAAGAAACAGGTATTATGCTTAACTTTAGAAAAGTACTTTCTGAAGTGGCTAAAGTATCTGGTCAATTAGCGGCTCAATATAAAAACAATCCTAAATTATTGGCTCAAGCTGTTATACAAGCTCAAAAATTAGGTTTAACTTTATCTGATACTACTAAAATAACTGACTCATTATTAAATTTTGAATCATCTATTGAAAATGAGTTAAAAGCAGAATTACTTTTAGGCAAACAATTAAATTTTGAAAAAGCTAGAGCTTTAGCTTTACAAGGTGATAGTGCGGCAGCAGCAGCTGAATTAATTCAACAAACTGGTGGATTAGCTGCTTTTCAAGATTTAAATGTTATTCAACAAAGAGCATTAGCTGATTCTGTTGGATTAACAGCTGATGAAATGGCTAATGCTTTAAAACAACAAAAATTATTACAAGAAACTGGATTTGGAACATTTGAACAATTTAAAGCTCAAGCTGATCAAATAAAAGATGTTAATGCTCAAAAAGCATTTTTTGCTCAAGTAGCTAATACTGAAAATGGTAAACAATTAGTTGCCCAATACCAGTCACTATCATTACAAGAAAAATTTAATGCTTTATTAGATTCATTTAAACAAACCTTATCTAAAATTGTAGAAGGACCTTTAGGAGCATTTTTGCATGGTCTTACAAATTTATTAACTAACGCTACAGCCTTAAAAACAATTTTTTATGGTTTAACAGCTATAATAGGTTTTCAATTAGCTTCTGGTATTACAAAAGCTATACAAGGTACAGTTACTTTTATTAGATTAGCTAAAGCGGCTGCCGCTGCTGAAAAATCAAAAGCTGTAGCTTCTGCTTTTAGTGGATTTTTAGCTAATCCAGCAGCGGCTGCTGTTGGTGTTGCTGGTGCTATTGGAGCTGTAGCTCTTATGTCTTCTTATATGCCTGATATAGAAGGTGGAGGAGGAGGAGGTGGATTATCAGTTGGTGCCCCATCAGGTGGTGGAATAAATACTGCTAATATGAATAGTAGTAATGGTTCTGAACAAATAAAAAAATTAGATGAAATTAAAGAAGCTCTTAGAGAAAAAAATCTTCAACCAATCCAAGTAGAGAATAAAATAGTTTATGGTAGTGGTGAAACAAGAAACTTAAATACTAATATAGCACAAGCTACACCAAAAATTTACAGATAAACATATTTATAACAAAATATAACCATGCCAATCATTGATCAATTAACCGGACCAACCCCAAAAAATTTAAGCTTACAAGGAGCCCCAGGTCTTTCTTTTGAAAACGAAGGTCAAAGAACAACTTCTCCAATTCAAGCTTTAGCTTCTAATGGTGGGGCTTTATTACTATCACAAGATTTAATCTCAGGTAGAATTTCAAATCAAATTCCATTTACTCCTTACACAGCAGGACCTTCTAAAGATCCAATTTCTTTACCTAATGGTCTTGAAGGCTTACCATTCTACCCAGCTATTGGTGGTGTAAAAGCTAATGGACAAAATACATATAAAGATTTAGGACCTATTGACGGTAGATATTAATGCCTTTTTTAAGTGACTTAGCCAACGGTGTAGACTCATTTCCATATTATTACGGTGGACTAGGGAACTTTACTCAAAAATCAATACCTTATGATGGTGATATTCCAGGATATGGATATAGTGGTCAACCCTATGTACAAGTAGGTATTAACCCAGATTTACAATTTCAACCATATGGTGGAGATAATCTTATTAGAGGAGGTTTATTAAATACAGGTTTAGCTATAGCTAGAGATGAGGTCAGGTTAGCTAAATTTTTAGGTGATATTCAAATAGGTCAAAGAGGACCTTACTACAATATTGATGGTCCTTTATTTTTATTAAAACAAATAGGTTTACAAAGATCAAATCCTCAATTTGAAATAATTGGAACAGCTAATGATAATAAACCTACTGCTCCAAGAACATATAATAGAGAATATAATATTCTTGATGTTTTAATTAATGCTGCTTCATCTCCATTTGGTTTTCATTTTGATCAAAATGGATTAATTACTGGACAAAAATCATATGCTGGTAATTATCAAACAGGAGAATCAGGTATAGCAGCTGAAAACATGACTCTTTTTAGTGGTACTAATGGTATTCAAGATTTTAAAGCTAATAGATTAGTAACATATTTTACTACAATGGCTTCTAAACCAGATGATTATCTTTTAAGATCTCAATTTGGTGGTTCAGATTCTGTTTATGGTTTAGGTAAAACAGAGATTTCTAGAGTAAGAAACACAGGTCCTTTAAATGATGCTACAACTGATAAAAGATTAAATAAATTTTTTAGTTACACACAACTATCTAATTTTACATCTAATTATAATATTAAATTTAACCAACAAAGACTTACCAAAAGTATATTTTCAGGATCTAATTTTAATTCTGATTTTCAAGACTTTAGAGCTAATCAAGATAATTCTCCCTACCAAGCTCCAACATATCCTTATTTTAATATTGAAAATAGATTAGGTACATCAACAAATGTTAATCCATCATATAAAGTTTTAGATCCATCTAAAGGAAGTTATAGTTTTCAAAATAATACAGGTAAAATAGATTCTATTAATACTATTAAAATAACATCAGCACAAACTTTTTATAATGCTTCTGTTGGTGGTAAATTATTAGCAGCTGAATCAGCTAGTTTATTTCAAATAGAAGCAGAAGATAAAAACAAACTATCAGGTTATTTTGCTCGTGATATAATTAAATTTAGAATTGAAGTAAATAACAATGATAAACCAGGTGTAGCAAATAATGAAGTATTAGCTTTTAGAGCTTATATTGAAAGTATGGATGATGATTTTGATGCTAAATGGAATGAATATAGATATATGGGTAGAGGTGAACCTTTTTATATATATGAAGGTTATGATAGAGATATTTCATTATCATTTATTATATATGCTCATACTGCTCAAGAAATGGCTCCATTATATAATAAACTAAATTATTTAATGTCCTCATTAACACCTGATTATAGTAGTCAGTTATTAATGCGTGGTAATTACCATTATTTAACAGTAGGTGATTATGTTTATAGACAACCAGGTGTTATAACGTCTTTACGTTTATCTAACTTTTTTGACCACAATTGGGAAATAGCTGTTAATGAACCAGATGATACATTATCAACTGATTATCAACAATATGAATTACCTAAATATTTAAAAGTAGGTCTTACATTTAAACCAATTCATACTTTCTTACCAAGAAGAAATACTATTGGAAATTACACAGCTCCATTTATTACTCCTGATATTAAAGCTTACCAATATGGAGCTATAGATAAAACTATAGATAATAAAAAGGTACAAAGTAATAAATATTTACCAATAAATAGAAATTAACCAACAATTGAATCGTTATCAAGATATACAGCAATTAAAAACAAATAGAGGTAAGAGATATTATACAACAACAAGATATCCTGATATACCTTTATCTGATGATGATTTATATATTATCACTATGAGAGGTGATAGACTAGATAATTTAGCTTATCAATTTTATGGAGATTCTACATTATGGTGGGTATTACAAATAGCTAATCCAAACACAAATAAAGATTCATTGTATCCTAATTTAGGTATACAATTTAGAATTCCTACTGATATAAATGCTATATTAGATGAATATGAAAGAATAAATTCTTAAAAATAAAGTTATGTCAATATTTAAAGATACATTAAAACCTGAAGTTATAGCTCAACTTAGGGCTAGACAAGAAATTATATCTCAAGATAATAGAGATGGATATTTAAACAATGGAACTTTTATAGGTTATCAAACTAAAAATTCATGGGTTAGAATGACATCAATGGTTGATTATGATAGTTATGAAAATATAACTGTTGACTATGATAATACAATTAATATTAAAAAAGATCAAAAATATACAGGTAATAGTTTAGCTAAAAAATATATTTTACAGGGTGGAACTTTACTTAGAAAAGGTAATAAAGAATCATTAAGATATAATATTAATACAGTTGGAGGATCTTACGGTGGTGATATAGGATATTCAAACTCAGAAAATCTTGGTAGACTTCAACAACCTTATGGTGTTAGACCTATGCCCGGTATTTCTAGTGTTCAAGTTGATACTAAAAGTGCTTATGGATCTTTAAGAGAAGCCACTGTTAAATTTTATTGTTGGGATAGACATCAATTAGAAGAATTAGAAATATTATTTATGAGACCAGGTTATTCTGTATTATTAGAATGGGGTTGGTCTAAATATATTAATTATAATGATCAAACTTTTAACACATTACAAAATGTAGCTAAACCTAAAACTCCAGTTAATGTTAATAATTTAACAATAAATAATTTTAATACTCCTTTTATTGATGCTTTTGATCCTAATCTTACTATTGATAATGTTTATAGTTTAATTGATAATAAAATTAAAGACTCTAAATGTAATTATGACGCTTTATTAGGGTATGTTAAAAATTTTAACTGGACAATGTTAGATAATGGTGGTTTTGAATGTACAACTACCTTAATATCAATTGGAGAAGTAATATCATCTTTAAAAGTATCATCAAATTCTAATAATGGTACTGAAGAAAATCCACCATTATATACATCTTCTGGTGTCACTAGACCTTATCAATATACTGATTATGAAAAAGTTTTATTAAGTCTTAAAGCTATAAGTAATCCTAGAGATTTTGATAATGAGGGTGAATATAAAGATGTTAATTTAAAAGATACACTTTTAGATATTAATTATATAGGTAAAAAATTTCAAAGTAGAGGCCATGCTGCTATTTTCAATGAAGCATTTACACCTAATTTAGACAACCAACCTTATGTCAAACAACATGAAGATGGTGATAACCCAGAATTTACAAATGTCTATAATGAATATATTTCTTTTAAAGTATGGTTAGCTATAATGGATTCATTTTTTCTATTAAAAACAGATAAAAATGGAAAATATGTTTATTTTGATATTAATGGAATTGATACAACATATTGTTTAGCAGCCCCTGATTCAATATCAATCAACCCAGGGATATGTTATGTTGATAATTCTGAAGCTTTCCCAGAATTAGCTTTTTTCTATCCATCATATGCTTTAAGTGGAAATGATGGTGTAAGATCAAAATTATTAAAAAATAATTTAGATATAGCTAATATAGGTAATTTTTATGATAAAACTAATAAATATGGAAACATGTCTAACATATTTATTAATCTTGATTTTTTATTAAAAACTTTTAAACAAATGAACTCTTCAACTAATGATGATGGAGTTGATGTTTTAAGTTATGTTCAAAATGTATTAAATGGTATATCAACAGCTTTAGGTGGATTAAATAACTTCTCAGTGTTTACTAATAATAATATTATAAAACTTGGTGATTTATATTATATTGAAGAACCTTCTAAAGCTAGAATTAATAGTAAATTTCAATTTGATTTAATAGGTTTAAAAAGTATTTGTAGAGATGTTAATATAACTTCTAAAATATTCCAAGAACAATCTACTATTATAGCTATAGGAGCCCAAAATAAAGGTAATTTGGGAGATATATATTCATCTAGTCAAACTATTTTTAATGCTGGTTTAAAAGATAGATTAGTTCCAAATAAATTTCCAAATTCTCAAGATCCAAATGATAGCAATAGTCCTACAGCTATTAAAAATAACACATCACATTTATATAATAAATTATTTTTGTTAACAACTTACATAAAAGACTTTGTAGTTGGGAGTGAAATAGGAAATATTGGTAAATATGAAATACCAACAGCTCCAAACCCAGCTTCAGCATCTTCTACTTTAAGATCTATTTTATTACAATTTAATCCAAATATAAATTTTAAAGCTTTAATACCCTTTCAGTTAGAAATAGTTTTAGATGGTATGGGAGGATTTGTTATAGGACAGATTTTTACTGTAAATAAAAATATATTACCTAAAGACTATTTTAATAAAAATTTAGGATTTATAATTACAGGAATTAGTCATAATTTAATAAAAAATGATTGGACAACAACATTAAGGACACAAATTTGTTTATTAGATGATGTTAATGGATCTATTGATAAGAATGTGAGTATTTTAAATGACGCTTTAATAAAAGCTAGAAAAGAAAGAGCTCAAGCTGAATTTGAACAAGCTGCTTCTGAAGCATTAAATTATGCTATATTAAGAGATTATATATATTATCAGTCAATTCAAGTTATGATGATGTATATGTTTTGTGATATGCCAGCTGATGGTGTAGGATTAAAAATAAATCTCACAGAAGGAAAAACCCCAGCATTTCAAAGCTTAGAAAATACAACATCAGATGTTATGCCAGCTACTTCAGCTCCAGGTAAAACATACAGATTTCAATCTTTTGAAAGATTAGTATTAGCAACTGATCCTAATTCTCAATTTGGTGAAAATGTTGATGGTTTTAATAGTAACTATAATAATAACTTAGGATATTTTGGAGTAAATTATAACCAATACCCAGTGAAAGGTAGTTCAGGTCCTGCAGGTACATTTGCTGATGGATATGGATATAATGAATTTGCTCAAAATTGGGTAACAACAACTAGAAATAATTCATCTGCAGCTGAATTAAATAAACCTATAAGTGCTTTAGATTCTAATTCTATTAAATTTAGTGAATTATTAGATAAATATGAATCAGAAATTTCTGATTATAGTTTAGCTAGTTTTCCTAATAACTGGACTGGTTCAGTATATAGACCAGACTTGTATATAGGTTATGTTAAAGAAGACTTAGGTACAGGAAACTTTAGTAATAGAGGTACTGGTCCTTTAAAAACTTTATTAAGTCCTGGAGGTTTTACTGACTCTGGAGGTACAGTTATTCAAGGTGTTATACAAAAGAATATTTTTGATTCTGATGAAGCTATACCAGGTAATAATAGCTATTTAGTTTATAATTTAGATCCAAATATACTTAAAAAGAATATAGATACTTATTTAGTAAACTTACAAGGAAGATATTCAACAATTTCCCCAGCTATGCCTGTTTTAAAATCATCTTATGATCAAATGCCAGCAGTTGAAGCTAAAGAAAAATATTTTAATAAATTAATATATCCTTTATTTAGATATCATGATTGGTTACCTGATGTTGCTGACGCTTTTGCTAGTAATAAAGTTGTTGGTTTATATAATGGTCCAAATAATTATGGAAAACAAGTTATTAATACATTCCAAAGATCAACAGTTAGAGCTAACCCAGCGGTAAATAAACGACCATAATAATGTATATACCTAAAGGACAAATATTAGACACATATTATTATACAGGAGGAAATGAATATCAAACTCCTAATAGGAATATATATATTGGTTATTACCATAAAGATACTTCTAATAGAATATGGTCTGGTAAAGAACATAATAGTGGATCTATTCAATTAATAAACATTATTCCTTCATCTATAGAAGATAATAATTCTAGTACACAAGCTCAAACATTATATTATAATAAACTTACAAAAACTCCTAACCTTTTAGGAGCCAATGCTAAACCAGTTCCATCTCATAATTTTACTCCAACTTTAGAAAATTATACTATTGGTTATTTACCTCGTTATTTTGTAAAATATAATGCTGCTTCTAAACCAAAATTTATTGAGACAAATCAAGCTACTTTTAAAAATATTGTGACGAATCCTACACAATATCATTCTATAATGTTAACTTTAGTTTCATTATTATGGAGAATCAAAGGACCAGTTCATGATCAATATAAAAATAATATTTTAATAAAACCAGGAGTATATGATTCAAATCAAAGATCTTTAAAAGAAGCTGAAAAAACATGTCCTGGTATAAGTTTATTTTTACCAAATTTATTAGAAGGCGCTATAATAGAATCTTAAGTTTGGCTTTTATAACATTTTTTGTTATAATTAGCTAAATGCATTATATAATTGAAACACCTGAACAGCTTGAATTTCTTAAAAAACATAGTTGTTATGACAGCTGTTTTGTAAATATTATACCTAGTAATGATTTATACCATCCAAAATTAACAGGTATAAGTTGTGTGTATTATAGATGCTCTAAAACAAAAGGTTATATTTTACCTATCAATCATACAGAGTCTTTTAATTTAGATTGGAATTTAGTATTAGATTTTATTAAAAAACATAGAATAATTCATGTACTTGATAAAAAATCTCATGATTATTTTTTACCTGATAGTATAGTATGTACAGATGTTAATTTTAAAATATTAAATAATGGAAAAGATGCAATTAAATCTCATGAATTTAACACAGTTACTCACAATTATTTCTATAGACAACATTATTTTAGGAATAATGTTAATTCTTTAATTTCAATTTCAAAACATTATGAAAAATGGGAATTAATTTACCCATTAATTGAAAATTATTTAGATAATGAAATTGATCATTATTTTGATTATGAATATACAGGTGTATTTAAAACTATAGAAGAAAATGGTATAAAAATATCACCATCAAAGTTTAAAAACTATTTTGAAACAAACCATGATGAGTTTTCTATAACTAAAAATAAAATCCATACTAAATTTAATTTATATAATGTTACTACAAGACCTAGTAATGCATTTAATAATATTAATTTCGCAGCTTTACCTAAAGAAAATGGAGCTAGACAATCTTTTGTACCTTCTAATGATGTTTTAGTTGAATTTGATTTTTCTGCTTATCATCCAAGTATTATAGCTAAATTAATTAATTATGATTTAGGAGATAAACCATATCAACATTTAGCTGAAATAATGGATGTTAATGAACAAGAAGCTAAAGAAATAACATTCCAGAATTTATATGGTGGTATCAAACCAGAATTAAGAGATAAACCTTATTTTAAAAATATAATAACACTTATTGATAAACTATGGGATGATTTTAATTATGGAGGTTTTGTTTTAATAGGAGGAAATCGTAGATTAACTAAAAATAATATTGATAGTCCTTCACCACAAAAATTATTTAATTACTTAATTCAAAGTAAAGAAACAGAAAATAATGTTAAAATTTTAACAGATTTATTTAAATATTTAGAAAATAAACAAACTAAAATTATACTATACACATATGATTCAATATTATTTGATTTTTCTAAAAATGATAGTAAGCAGTGTTTGATTGATATTAAATTAATTATAGAAAAAAATGGTTTTAAAACAAAATTTCAGTATGGAAAAAATTACGGTTTCAAAGATTGATAACATATTTATCAGTCGACCAATTGATGAAATCGTGACTAATAAACTGTTTTGTACCTTTATTCAAAGAGAAGATCTAAATGAAACTATCTCTACTATAACAGGTCAATATAAAATACTATATGATAAAATATTTGTTTTAGAATCAAAACAAACAGATGAATATATTTGTACATACAATATTGACTCAGTTAATTTTGATAATCAAGTATTTAATAATACTATTCTAGTACATCGTAAAAAAGAAACTAATACATTGTATACTATTAATGCTTTAAATGCTTTAATAAGAAGTTTAAATGGTGGGTTAATGGATCCATATTATAAAATAAACTGGCCTGATTATCAAAATATGATTCTTTTAACTCAAAATAATGAGTTAAGAAAAATTCAAACAAAAATCTTTAAAATAATTTCTCTTTAAGTTTGGCATTTTAAAAATTTCTCATTATATTTGTATCAAATAAAAAAGTTACAATATATGAGTATGGATTTAAATGCAATTAAAAATCGTTTGCAATCGCTGCAAAACAAAAAATCTGGTGGTAACAAAGAAGACCGATCAAAGTACTTCTGGAAACCATCTGTAGGAAAACAGGTTGTTCGAATTGTTCCTTCAAAATTCGATAAATCAAACCCATTTAAAGAAGTTCTTTTCCATTATGGAGTAGGAAATCGCTCTATGGTTGCTTTAAGCAACTGGGGTGAAAAAGATCCTATTATTGAGTTTGTATCTCAACTCCGTAAAACTAGTGACAAAGAAAACTGGAAATTGGCTAAAAAAATTGAGCCAAAAATGCGAGTATTTGTTCCAGTAATTGTTCGTGGAGAAGAAGAAAAAGGTGTTCGTTTGTGGGAATTTGGTAAAGAAATGTATCTTGAACTTCTTAGTATGGCTGAAGATGAAGATATTGGGGACTACACAGCAATTGTTGATGGTCGTGATTTGACTGTTGATACTGTTGGTCCTGAAGTTACTGGTACTAAATACAACAAATCAACTGTTCGTGTTCGTACTAAACAAACACCAGTAAGTGAGAACAATTCTCAAGTTAAAGAGTGGTTAAGTGAACAACCTGATGTTTTAGGTCTTTACAAAAAGTATGATTTTGATGAGATGAAAAACATTTTGATGGCTTGGTTAAATCCTGAAGATGAAGTTGAAGAAACTACAGTAACTTCAGAAGATGAAACATCTAGTCCATTTGTTGAAGAAACATCAAAAGCAAATTTCTCAGCTCCTGCTCCAAAGAAAAAGAGTAATTTTGATGAGGACGAGTTTGATTCACTTTTTAACGACTAATCCACATGGCTAAAAAAAGTGGAAATTCAGTTAGTGAAACAGTTTCAGGTACTGTTAAAGGTACCTTTAGCTTAGATTCTTTTAAGAAATCAAAATTTCTTAGCTCTAATAGTATTAAATTTAAAGAGCAAAAATGGATTCCACTATCTCCAGCCTTTCAAGAAATTGTAACATTACCTGGTATCCCACATGGTCACATAACATTGTTACGTGGCCATTCGGATACCGGTAAAACTACAGCTTTGCTTGAGATAGCTGTTAATGCCCAAAAAATGGGTATTCTACCAGTGTTTATTATTACTGAGATGAAATGGTCTTGGGATCACGCTAAGATGATGGGATTACAAGTTAATGAAGTAGCTGATAAAGATACAGGTGAGGTAGTTGATTACAATGGATTTTTTATCTATATAGATAGAGGTAAATTAAATACAGTTGAAGATGTAGCAGAATTTATTCTTGATTTATTAGATGAGCAGAAAAAAGGTAATTTGCCTTATGATTTATGTTTCTTATGGGATTCAATTGGATCTGTACCATGTGAAATGTCTGTTAAATCAAATAAAAATAATAATGAATGGAATGCTGGTGCAATGAGTACTCAATTTGGTAATAATGTTAATCAACGTATTTTATTATCAAGAAAAGAATCATCACCTAATACCAACTCATTAGTTTGTATTAATAAAATTTGGGTTGACAAACCAGCATCACCAATGGAAATGCCTAAAATGAAAAACAAAGGTGGTAATACTATGTTTTTTGATTCCACATTGGTTGTAACATTTGGTAATATTACTAATTCAGGTACATCTAAAATTAAAGCTACTAAAAATGGTAAAGATGTTGAATTTGCTAAACGTACTAAAGTAGCTATTGATAAAAATCACATTAATGGTGTTACTACAATGGGTAGAGTTATTATGACACCTCATGGTTTTATTGAAGAAGATCCTAAAGCTATTAATGAGTATAAAAAAGAACACTCACATGAATGGTTACAAGTTTTAGGAAGCTCTGACTTTGATATTATTGAAGAACATGAAGTATCAGAAGATGTAAGGGACATTTTTGATAACACAAATGAATAAAGATTTTAAATCTATACTAGACAATATAAAAGCAGCAACTAAGGAGGACTTAAAACCAAAAGTCCTCCTAATTGACTCAATGAATACGTTTTTGAGAAGCTTTGCTATGATTAATCATATAAATCCTCAAGGACATCATATTGGAGGTTTAACTGGTTATTTAAAATCTATTGGTTTTGCTATTAGACATATCAATCCAACAAGAGTAATTTTAGTTTTTGATGGACCTGGTTCAACTGTTAATAAGAAAAATTTATACAATGAGTATAAAGGAAACAGACATTTATCTAGAATAACAAATTGGGAAGGATTTGAAGATCAAAATGAAGAAAGTGAATCTATAGTTAACCAAATGCGAAGATTAATGTATTATTTACAATGTCTTCCTGTTGATATGGCAATTATGGACCGTTTAGAAGCCGATGATATAATGGGTTATATGGCGGGTAAATTCAATGGAGATGTGACTATAATGTCATCAGATAAAGACTTTCTACAATTAGTGAGTGATAGAGTAACAGTTTATTCACCTATTAAAAAACAATTTTATACTCCTAAAACAGTTAAAGAAGAATTTGGTATTTGGCCTCAAAATTTCTTAAACATGAAAGTATTATTAGGTGATTCATCTGATAATGTACCTGGTGTTAAAGGATTAGGACCTAAAAAATTAATAAAATTCTTCCCAGAAATAACAGAAGTAAATAAACTTGATTTAGATGATATAATTGAAAAAAGTCTGAATGAATCTTCTAAGGAAAAAGGATCATTATATGGAAATGTTTATAATTTTAGACAACAACTAAATATAAATAAACAATTAATGGATTTATCAAATCCTACTTTATCAGAAAAAATGATTGAAGAATTAGACAATATACTAGATAATCCAAATAGTAGTTTAAATAAAAAAGAATTTTTAGACATGTATTATGAAGATAATTTAGGTAATTCAATTCCTAATGTAGAAAATTGGTTAGTAAGTATTTTTACTTATCTTTGTACTTCCAAGAAAAAATAGTTATATTAAAATAAAAGTTATGGTAAACAGTTTCAATAAATTATCACAGTATGGTCTGCCTTTCCAGTTAAAGGTTATTCACCTACTGTTAACAAATAAAACATTTATACTCAATATTAGAGACACTATTAGCTCTGAGTATTTTGACAATCAACCTATGCAATGGATTGTCACACAAACAATGAAGTATTTTGACAAATATAATACTTCACCTACTTTAGAAGCACTTCAGATTGAGGTTAAAAAAATTGAAAATGATGTTTTAAAAACAGCTGTTGTTGAACAATTAAAAGAAGCATTTAAATCAGCATCAAATGATTTAAAGTATGTTGAAGAAGAATTTAGCACTTTTTGTAAAAACCAACAATTAAAACAAGCTTTAGTATCATCAGTTGAATTATTAAATTCAGGAATGTATGATGATATTAGAAGATTAATTGATAGTGCTTTAAAAGCTGGTCAAGAAAAAAATATTGGTCATGAATATAATAAAGATGTAGAATCAAGATATAGGAATGAAATTCGTAATAATGTACCTACACCTTGGCCAGTATTTAATGAATTATTAATGGGTGGTTTAGGTAATGGTGACTTTGGATTGATATTTGGAAACCCAGGTGGTGGTAAATCTTGGTCATTAGTTGCTTTAGGTGGTGAAGCTGTTAAATTAGGTTATAATGTTGTTCATTATACTTTAGAATTATCTGAAGGATATATTGGAAAACGTTATGATGCTTATTTTACAGGAATACCTGTTAATGTAATTGATAACCATAGAAAAGAAGTTGAAGAAGCTATTGAAAAATTAGATGCTAAATTAATTATTAAAGAATTTCCAACAGGTAAAGCTACAATTCAAACAATTGAATCACATGTTCAAAAATTAAAAGATATGGATATAGCTCCTGATTTAATTATTATTGATTATGTGGATTTATTAAGGTCAAAACGTAATTCAAGAGAACGAAAAGATGAAATTGATGATGTTTATATTGCTACTAAAGGATTAGCTAGAGAATTAAGTGTTCCAATTTGGTCTGTTTCTCAAGTTAATAGATCAGGTGCTAATGATGATATTATTGAAGGTGATAAAGCAGCAGGTTCATATGATAAAATTATGATTACTGATTTTGCTGTTTCATTATCTCGCAAACGTCAAGATAAAGTAAATGGTACTGGTAGATTCCATATTATGAAAAACAGATATGGTATGGATGGTTTAACATTTTATGCTAAAATTGATACATCTACAGGTCATATAAATGTTGATGATTCTATTATGAGTGATGCTGAGATTAAAATATCTGGTAAACAAGCAGATGTTGATTTTGATGAGTTGGATAGAAAAATACTTAGTCAAAAGTTTTTTGAACTTAATAATAATAACCAATCTGCCTAATATTTATATCAGACTCTATGGCAAAAGTTGTATTAGTAGCATGTGTAGCAACAAAATTAAATAAACCAGCTCCTGCTGAGGAATTGTATGTATCTGATTTATTCAAGAAAAATTTAGCATATGCTAAAAAATTAACAAATGATGATAATATTTATATTTTGTCTGCTAAACATTATTTATTACCATTAAAGAAAAAAATAGCTCCATATGATAAAACTTTAAAAGATTTTGATGCTGATTCTAAAAAAGATTGGTCTGATCAAGTTTTAAAACAACTTCAATCTAAAGGATATAATTTAGATAAAGATCAATTTATTTTTTTAGCAGGAAATGATTATAGAAAATATTTAGAACCTGAGATGAAAAATGTATTAGTTCCATTTAAAGGATTAAGAATTGGTCAACAAAAATCAGCTTTATTAAAAAAACTTAAAGAATCATTTGATAAATTATATAAATTTATTTTAAACGAAATTAAAAACATACAAAATGTTATTAAATAAAAATACAATCCACAATTATATTGAGAGTTATCTAGATGATTACTACTCATATGGTGATTATAATGAGGTTGAAGCTGTTAAACTTCGTGAAGTTTTTGAGACATATAAAACAGTTATAAATGAATCTCCAAAAGATAAAGTTTCTATAAAATTATTAAAAGAAACTATGAATAAGTTTTGTTTAGGTGTTAATAGAAAGTTAGCTAAAGACTTTATACTTTATGTTGAATCTGATCTATTAGACAAAAAACTACCTTAAATTATTATTAAAATAAAAGAAAATTAAATGTGTTAAAAACATTAATGAATTACTTACCTAAAATTAGATTATGAATACTACACAAGATATATTAAGTAAAATCACGGTTCACATGAAGTATGCCCGTCATAGAAGTGAACTTTCACGTCGTGAGACCTGGGAAGAAATTGTTGACCGTAATAAGGAGATGCATTTAGAAAAATTTCCTCATTTAAAAAATGAAATTGAAGAAGTTTACCAAATGGTATATGATAAAAAAGTATTACCATCTATGAGATCACTCCAATTTGCAGGCAAACCAGCATCAATTAATAATGCTCGTATTTTTAACTGTTCATTTCTTCCAGTTGATGACTTTAGATCATTTTCTGAAGCAATGTTTTTATTATTGAGTGGGTGTGGTGTTGGTTATTCAGTACAATCTCACCATGTTGATAAATTGCCTGAAATTAAAGTTCCAACTCGTGAAAAACGTTATTTAATTAATGACTCTATTGAAGGTTGGGCAGATGCTGTTCATATGTTAATGAAAGCATATTTAAAAGGTGGTGCTCGTCCACGTTTTGATTTTAGAGATATTAGACCTAAAGGAGCCCACTTAATTACAGCTGGAGGAAAAGCACCAGGACCAGAACCATTAAAAGAAGTATTATTTCAAGTACAAAAAATTCTAGATCGTAAAGAGAATGGTTCAAAATTAACACCATTAGAATGTCATGATATATTATGTCACTTAGCTGATGCTGTATTGTCAGGTGGTATTCGTAGAGCAGCATTAATTTCATTATTTGACTTTGATGATGAAGACATGTTAACATGTAAATTTGGTAATTGGTGGGAAGAAAATCCACAACGTGGAAGAGCTAATAATTCAGCTGTAATTATTCGTCATAAAATTACAGAAGATGAATTTATGAATTTATGGGAAAAAGTAGAAGCTAGTAACGCTGGTGAACCAGGATTTTTATTCTCTAATGATAAAGATTTTGGTACTAACCCATGTGCTGAGATTGCTTTAAGACCTTATCAATTCTGTAATTTATGTGAAATTAACGCTACTGATGTTGAGTCACAAGATGACTTTAATGCTAGAGCTAAAGCAGCAGCATTTATTGGTACATTACAAGCTTCATATACAGATTTCCATTATTTAAGAGATATTTGGAAAAAAACAACTGAACGTGATGCTTTATTAGGTGTTGGTATTACCGGTATTGCTTCTGGAAAATTAGATAAATTAAATCTAAAAACAGCAGCTAAAATTGCTAAAGAAGAAAATGTTAGAGTAGCAGCTTTAATTGGTATTAATAAAGCAGCTCGTGTAACAACTGTTAAACCATCTGGTACAAGTTCATTAGTATTAGGTTGTTCAAGTGGTATTCACGCTTGGCATGATGATTATTATACTCGTCGTATTAGAGTGGGTAAAAATGAAGCTATTTATACTTATTTATCATTATACCATCCAGAATTACTTGAAGATGATTTGTTTAAACCAAATCAACAAGCTGTAATTTCAGTTCCTCAATCAGCTCCAGAAAGTGCTAAAACTAGATCTGAATCTACTTTTGATTTATTAGAACGTGTTAAACGTTTCAACTTAGAATGGGTAAGACCAGGACATAGAAAAGGTGAAAATTATAATAATGTATCTTGTACTATCAATATTAAAGCAGGTGAATGGAAAGAAGTAGGAAAATGGATGTGGGACAATAGAGACTCATACTCAGCTATGTCTTGCTTACCAGAAGATTTAGGAAGTTATAAACAAGCTCCATTTGAGACAATTACTAAAGAAGAATTTGAAAAATTATCAGAAAATCTTCATAATATTGATTTAAAAAATGTTGTTGAAATTAGTGATAGCACAAATTTAGTAGATCAAGCAGCATGCGCAGGTGGTGCTTGTGAAGTTGTTTAAGCCCCTTACATCCCATGCATATTGAGAGAGGCCAAAGAAATTTGGCCTCTTTCATATTTTTTGTTATATTATAAGAAATAGGTTATGCATTCAAAAGACGTTATAGATAAACATCTTAAAAAATTAAAAAAACTTGATTACAATCAATTTCGTTGGTGGAGAAATTATCAAGTACAAAAACCACTACCCAAATCAACCCATATTGAAAAAAGAATAAATAGTGGTGATTTTGAACCATCACCTTATTTTTGGATGGCTCAGTCAGCTTTATGGGAAAAATATGATAATGATAATTCAAATTTAGAACCATTTGAAAGAGCTAAACGTGGAGGTTTATTATTAAGTAAATTTGAGCGTTTAATGCATGATTTTGAAGTTGATGATAAAGATAGACTGGATAATTTTATAAATGCTATCTATGATCATTTTGAAGTTAATAAAGAAAAAATAGAAGAAGAAATTTTATCATTTGGAAAAACTATAAAAGATTATTATAATTACGCTAGTAAAAAATATAATGTAAGGAGAGTAGCTCCTAAAAGACGTGGAAGACCTAAAAAACAATAATATGAAAGTAGCACATGAAGTACCTTTTGCAATGTTAGAAGATAGTTTAGAATTTAATGACTATCAATACATTTTGCCTCATTTATTAGAAAATGAAAAATATTTGAATTTTATGCTTGAATATAGAAAGCAAAATAATTCATTTATTATTATGGATAATGGTTTATTTGAAGGTGTTAATCACACTGAAAAAGAACTTATAAAATCTATTAATCTAATTAACCCAGATGTATTTATCAC